AAGGGGGATATCGTTTCGGACGTAGGACGCCTGCTTTCTAAGCGGTACGGATATCGTATCAAACTGCTAAATACCATTAACTTCGGTAAATCGCACCGTTATAATCCGTTCAGCTACATCAAAAGTGAGGCCGATATTTTGAAGCTGGTGTCTTGCTTGATAGCAAACACCACATCCGATGATAAAAAGGGCGGTGATGAATTTTGGAAATCTTACCTACTATTGATAAAATGCACCGCTCAAATAAAAATGCACCGCTCCCCCATTACGAGCGGTGCATTTGCCTTTCACATAGTTTCATTTTAGATTTCCACCCCATTTTTGAAGCGGAATGTAATCCCGCCGTCCACTCCAACAACTGCATAGTCAACGACTGCAGTCCACACGCTTTCATCAAAAGTTGTAATTGACACTTCGCTTTTTTCCATTGTGCGAATAAAACGCCCGATTGCTTTGCTTTTGCTGATACGCTCCGCTCTGTATTTTTCGAGTTCGTCTATCCGCTTTACAGCTTCGGCATGGCGCTCCAAAAGTGCCGTTGTATCGGTATTGTCTTGGAATGCTTTTCTTACCAATCCGTCCAACACATCCCGCTCCTGTTCAAATTTGTCAAGTTCGGTGTCAATGTCGGTGGTTTCGCCAAGTATCTGTTGTTCCAAACGGCAATCCGAAATGAGGTTATTTCGGTTTTCCATGAAGCGGTTAAAAACCGAAGGAAATGCCGCTTTAATATCATCCTCTTTGATGTGGGATGTTTTACATTCGCCTCGTTTGTATCGGTCATTACATCGCCAAATGATAGAACGGTACTTTGTATTGCTCTGCCAAACCTTGGAACCGAACCATGCCCCACAATCCCCGCACTTGATTTTAGTGGAAAAAAGTGACTGACAGCTAATGGGGCGACCGAGTGCTTTTCGGCGGGTAATCTCCACTTGAACCGCCTCCCATTCTGAGGGGTGGATAATCGGCTCGTGGCTGTCCTCAATGTAATAGTTGGGCAGTTCGCCTTCGTTTACCTTGTAGGTTTTGGTGAGGTAATTCGTGGTGAACGTCTTTTGTAACAGTTTCGCACCTTTGTACATTTCATTAGAGAGGATATTCCTAATCGTGGCATGGCACCACGTTTTTTTACCCATCGGCGTGGGTATGCCTTGCGAGGTCAACCACTTGGCAATCGCCGTGTAACTTTTACCCTCCATGAATTGGCGGTATATCGTTCGCACCATTTCGGCTTCTTCGAGTATAACAATCGGAGTGCCGTCATTGCCTTTTTCGTACCCAAGAAAACTTGACCACGGCAAGCTGATTACACCGTCTGCCATACCCTTCCTTTTACCCCATGTCACGTTTTCGGAAATGGAACGACTTTCCTCTTGTGCCAGCGATGACATAATCGTAATCAACAGTTCACCTTTGCCGTCAAAAGTCCAAATTGCCTCTTTTTCGAAGTAAACTTCCGTGCCGTTTTCTTTGAGTTTGCGTATGGTGGAAAGACTGTCCACCGTGTTCCGAGCGAAACGACTCACACTTTTTGTAACGATAAGGTCAATCTTTCCGGCAAGGGCATCCGCCACCATGTTATTAAAACCATCACGCTTCTTGGTGTTCAAAGCACTGATACCCTCGTCCGTATACACAGCCACAAAATCCCAATCGGGTCGGGATTGTATGTAGTTGGTATAGTAATCCACTTGCGCCTCGTATGAATTTTGTTGTTCATCCTTGTCTGTGCTGACACGGGCATACCCGGCGACACGCCTTCGTGTGGCACTTTCGGCGGTCTGCGCTGATGACAATGCTCTTTTAGCGGGTATTACTGTTACTTTCGGCAACGATATGCACCTCCCTCCACGGCTTGAATTTTCTGTATGAAACAACAACCTCTCTGCCGTCATAAAAAACGAAGGTCAAGTGCAATTCGGAATTGTGGACGATTATCCGCTCCACTTTCTCGGCAAAAACCACGCCGTCAAATTCAGTAATACCGAGGACTATTTCGGAAGCCAGCTTTAGGGTTCGCTCCCGCACTACAGGGGAATTGCATCGGTTGTAATCAATGCGAAGATGACGTTCATAACAATTCCATTCGTGATAATCCACACCGTTATTTCGATTTAACTTTCGACGGTATTTGTGTCCGCAGGCTCCGCAATCAATTCTTTTACTAAACGGAAATCCATCCACTTCAATTTGACCGCCGGGCATGGCTCTCCGTGCAAATTCTGCCTTGACCGTCTCGAAGTATTCTTTTGAAACAATACCTTCGTGTGTACCTTCGATTAAATACATGGGCAATTCACCACGGTTTTTAATCAGCCTTTTTGAAATGTGGTCGGTTACGAATTGGCGTTGATGTAAAATATCACCGCACATTTTGGGGTTTGTTAGCATCCTGTGAATGGCGGCACTTGCCCATTTATTACCCGATGGGCTTGGAATACCCTGTCCATTCAGCCATTTTGCAATGGCGGGAGTACCAAGCCCACTAAGGTACAATTCATACATTTGCCGTACCAGTGCGGCTTGTTCCGAATTAATCACCAGTTTGCCGTCCACTTTGTCATATCCGAAAATTTTGATAGGCTTGGTTTTTCCGCGCTTCATGTCGTTGCGCTTTCGCCATTTTACATTTTCTGAAGCAGAGCGGCTCTCCTCCTGTGCGTAACTGGCGAGGATTGACAATAACAACTCACCCTCGCTCGACAGGCTGTGGATATTTTGCTCCTCGAAAAATATGTCAATGCCGAGGTCTTTCAACTCACGGACAGTTTCGAGTAAGGTCACGGTATTTCTTGCAAACCGGCTGATGGCCTTGCAGATAACCATGTCAATTTTCCCCGCACGGCAATCGGCAAGCAAACGCATGAATTCGGGACGGGTATCTTTTGTTCCCGTTTCGTCAGCGTCTGCATATACGCCCACAAACTCCCATTCGGCATTGTTTTGTATGAATTTGCTGTAGTGGTTGACTTGCGCAGCCAATGAATGGAGCATAAGGTCTGAACCATCCGACACCCTCGCATAAGCGGCTACCCGTTTTCGGGTTGGGATTATCGTCCGTGTGGCTTCAATTTTCTGCACTTTTTTCTTCATCGCGGCCTCCTTTCGTACTAACCATATGCCCATAGACTTGGGGACATATCAAGCGGTTAACACTGGAGAAAAGCCACTTTTTTACCCCTTGTTCAGTTCCATAAAAAGGCTGTGCAGTTTTTGCATCCGTTCAAAATCACACCTTTTTTGCTTGCAAATGGATTCCGTTCGTTTTTGTTCGTTTTTTCCTGCCCGTGCCGCTTTCCGTGCAGGGACGCCATGTTTACCCGGACCGTAACCCTCAGCCTTTTGGCGTAACATTTCGGCAATATGTGAAGTTTGCGCCATATCACATTCAGCGGCTTGCACTTCGTTCACAACTCTGGCGAGTGTGTTGAGAATCCATTGTTCGAGTTTTTCTATGGATTCTTCATTTCTCCAAGTCTCCGCAAACATCAGCTTCCATAATTTGCGGACATTTTTCAAAGGCATTTCGATGAAGCTATCCATGTCGTAAATCCTACACACAAACCGATTGTTCTTGATTACGATTTCCATCGGCGTCTCCTCTCTCCCTGTAAATACTGCCCGAAGGCAAACCGTACTTCGTAGCAATCCGCTCCTCGGCCGCCGCCAATTCTGCCTCCGTAATAATGCCATTCGCTCTCCATTGTTTGAAAACGGATAAGGATGTTTTGTAGTAAACGACATTTTCAAACATGGGAGGATGCCCTCCTTGCCGAACACGCCCGTGAGCAGTATTTTCGCTTGGCATTGCCATAAGCAGTAAATGTCTTTTCGCAAGTCCGGCAAACGAAGTTATACACAGCTTGGCGGTTCATGGCTTCGGGATTTTTTGCCCACCAAGCCAAGCGGCATTTATCGGAGCAGAATCGTTTTTGTTTTTTGTGCGGTGTATTGATGAGAGGAATACCGCATTCGGGACAGCCGTTGGAAACATATTCCACATTATTTCTCCGGCAGTAGGATTTCACCGTGTTTTCAGATACGCCAAGTTCAGATGCAATGGCGGTGTAGGTTGCGCCTTTGCCGCGCAGTTCACCAACTCGCCGTTTTTGGTAAAGAGTCATGACGATTACCTCCTTACCTTTACAGCAGGAAAAGGGTAAAAAGTTAAACGCCAAAATAAAAAATACCGCAGTGCAAAATCACCACTGCGGCCTTAAAACGCTTCAGTTTGAAACGCACTCCATATTTTAAACATTACAATATTAGGCATCCGTTCCGTATGTCGGGTTCACGCCCTCACACGCCCCGCGCACCCCGAAACTCATATGCCCGCCCCACGGCGCATAAAGGACACACGCAGACCTTGCGCCGGCAAGGGCTCCATTGTAATGGCTGCCGCCTGCGAGAATCGCACGGAAGTTATCGTTTTCGAACAACCACATCTGCCCTTGCCCCATACCGGGCATTGAATCTTGCCACATCTCTGTACCCGAACCCGATGCGATAATATCGCTCATCCATTCCCACACGTTCCCTACACAATCACGGCATCCAATGGACGATACCGCCCGTTCCACAAACCCGGTAACCTGCCGCTCATCCGAAGTTGTCCATGCGTTGTCGTTATTGGTGCTTGAACCCGGCGGGCTTCCCATCGCAGCCTGTATAAATTCGGAGTACGATAATAACCGCTTTCCGCATAACATCAGCCGTTCAACGGCTCGATACCAGTTCATTTCGCGGTCGCCGGTAACAGGCAAGGCATTATACTTTGAAATTAAAATGCCGTTCGTATCTTCGCTTGATTGGTAAATATCTACCCATACGTTAACGCCGAGATAAACCATCCCTTCGGGGTTACATTTCGGACGATGGAAAAGCGTCCACACGCTGCGGGAAACTATGGCGTTGTACGTATTGCTCTCCCAGCCTTGACCCCGCTCCACCCCTGCCGTGTTTATCGGCTGTAACCCCGCATTGACGCGGCGGTTTACGCTGTAGTGGAAACCGCCGATTTTACGGGCGTTGGTTTCGTTGAAATCGGTCGGGTAGGTATTTTTTAAGGACAGTACAACCGAAACGGCGTCTTTATTACATATATAAATGAAGTAGTTGGAGCCCACACTAAACACATTCCCGATATCAAGGTTGGCGGTGGAAATTTTCATATCATTTTCAAAAACGTAAAAACCGCCGCTTGCCAATGCAACGGCGCTTCCCTTAAAAATTGTTAGTTCCCTGTCGCCCGTAGCTTCGATTCGCAGGGTTTCGGTTTCGATTTTTACGATGACACTGCCGTCGCCGCCGTTGTTCCCGCCGCTCACGGTTTTCGTTTGGAATACCGCCGTGTTCGCGTCATCCGTAACATCACCCGTATAAACGGCAAGTGTCCCGTCGGCATCATTTACCCATGACCCTCCGACGATAAGCGGGATGTCATTGGATAACAAAGTTTTGGGAATATTCGTCGTACCATTGATGTTTGTGTTAAGGGTTGTACCCGTGATGGTTTGCGAAACCGTGCCGGACAATACTCGGTTTGTTTCCTTAATGACCGTATCAAGCCGTTCATCTTCTTTTTGACGGAGGGCAGCTTCGGCATTAACGGCTGTCGAAATTGCCTGTTGCCGTGCCTGTGCTTCGGCTGCAATCGCTTCCGACCGCGCTTGCGATTCGGCGTTAATGGCATCTTGCCGTGTTTGTGCTTCTGCAACAAGAGCATCCTGCCGTGCTTTCGTTTCTGCAGCGATGTCTGACCTAATTTTCCCGTCTTCTTGCGAACGAAGCGTGGCTTCTTGACCCACGGTTGATGATATTTCCTGCTGCCGTGTCTGCGCTTCGGCGTTAAGCGCCGCCTGCCGTGCTTGGGTTTCGGCCTTTATACCCAAATCAAGCTGTTCGTCGCCTTTTATACGGAGAGTAGCTTCATCGCTTACGGCAGACACAATCTGCTGATTCCGTGTTTGTGCTTCGGCATTTAATGCCGCTTGCCGCGCTTGCGTTTCGGAAATAAGCGACAATTGTGAAGCGAAACCCGTGTGCCTGCTTTGTGCGAAATCCAAATTTGAAAGCGCCGCATGGTTGGTCGTTCCGTCTTCGCCTCCGTTCCCGCCGCCGTCGAACGACAACAACAAATCAACGAGGTTATACAACTTACCGTCTTCACCTATAACCCGCCCGGAACGCGGGGAATAGGCTTCGATGTCGTACACTTCATCGGCAACGGGAGCAGCGCCCCCTAATAAATCAACGATATTTACGGTACTGCCGTCCTCGGCAAGTATGCGTCCGCTTGCGGGTGTCATTGAATTTATATCCATTATCTCGTCCCCTTCCGTTATACTTGCAATGCCAATGTATTCAACTGCGTCATCACCGCCGCCCGTGGCCGCCGTGTACCGATGGTTTGCCAAACAATTGGAACGATGTCCGGCACATCGAACCCGTTAACAAACTCTGCCACAGCACCGAACGCCGCCCGTAATTCCATGATGTGGAACGGCCAATACATAACAAAGGTTTCGCCGGGGATGATTTCATCCATCCAAGCGAAAGCGGTCATATTGTAATAATTCCTGTTATTATTAATCACCGCTCGTAAATCCGTTATATGCCGCGCTTTTACAGCCGTTGCGTTGAAAGTGATGGTATCAAACGGCGAAGTTGCAATCGTTATATTCCGTGTAACGACAGGGCTGTCAAAACCGCCGTCCGATGTATGGACTTGGATTACATGGTTTCCCAGCGGCAATTCATCGGCGGTATAAATCGTCCGTGCGTTATCGCTCAACTCGCCGCTGGAGGTGAAATACTGCGGATGCTCCACCGTGTTATGCCATGCGCCGTTGCCAACCCGCACAAACACCGTCTGAAGCTGTCCGTCCGGCTCCGGCTGGACTTGGATAAACACCATCGGCTTGCGGTTATAGGTGACGCTGTTATTTCGTGGAGCGTCTACTATCGGTGCAAGCGGCGGCCTGTCGGGTATTTCGTTTTTGATGATGTTGCTTATACTTTCGCCGGAAAACGCACCCAGCGTGTCAATCGTCCAAACACCGAATTGGGTATAAGTCCCCGGTATCCGTGAAACCGCTGGGTTATATGAACCGGATGTCGAAGCACGGTTAAGTATCGCCAAAACCGTCCAGCCGCTCCACGTTATGTCAGCACCCGTATCGGCGGCCACGTTTTGAAGGAATACCTCCCAACTAAACGGTCTGCCTTCACGAATATTCCGAGGGCAGTGCTTTCCGCTCCACCGCTGATGTTGGACGACATTGGTAATGGGAATATTACGGCGGTTACAAATATCGGCGGCTAATTCGATTGCCCTTTGCACCGCTTTCGTAAAGTCGCCGTCAGAATTTACGCATATCTCAATACCGATTGAATTCCTGTTGCCGTTACCCGCACCGTCCCCGGCATGGAAGCCGTCCTCGTTTTCGGGTAAATACTGGACTGTTTCGGTATCGTCCACCGTGTAATGCCAACTTACGGCAGTACCGGGCGTGTTCAGCCAAGCGGCGTGACCCCTCGCGTTTGCGCCGACACTGGTGTTGTCCGTTTCATGGATGGTGACATATAACATTTGGTTGACCCTGCCCGGTCGGTTTGACGCTCCGGCGGGAATAAAAATCTGCGTAATATTCAACTCCGGCGGCACAGGCTCACCCGTTGATGTGCGGCTTGCGATTTGAAACCCGCGAATCGGGCTGAGACCGGGGGAAGCACCAGACCACGCCAATGTCACAACTTCATCGCTGTAAACAACCGGGCTTGCGGATACGGCAGTCGGCGCGTTCGGCGTTGTGTTCCTTCGGACGCTGTTGGATGAAGTCCTCCAGCCGGAAAAGAAGGATGAACCCGCTGAACCCCGTGTCCGTACCCTATAACGGCGAAAATTCCCACGGGTAGCCGAAGGGTTAACCCATGCGTTTACCGAAGTAGCTGTTGATGTTACAGTTCCCAAAAACTGCCATGCACCCCAAGCAGAGTTGTTCGTGGAATCCGAAAATTCGATGTCGTACCCCGTTATGCTGTTGTTCAATCCACCCGCCGCGCCAGACCACGAAAGAACGGCGTTCCCCTCGGAAATGGTCGGGCTTACCGATGCCGTTGTCGGCGCGGTGGCGGCAGTTACCAACATTGGGAGACTTAGGACGGTGTGTGCGCTGTTGTCTATCGTTCCGGCGATTATTTGCGCCTCGCCGTCAGACCACACTTGAAACCGCACGGATTGGTTAACATTCCCCGAAGTGGACGCGCAATTCACCGACACGTTTCGGACACGGGGAGCAGTACCTTCCCAATTGTCGTTCGTGTTGGCTTTAATCCGCACCGTCCGTTGTACGCCGTTGACCGTTATTCCGCACATCAAAGCGTGTCCGTTGCGGATGAAGGAATCAAACGTACCCAGCCATGCCGTGATGGTGAAGTTATATGTCATCTGGGAGTTGTTGGGACGGCTTCTGGTGTAGTTAATCCGATAGCTGACAATCGGTATCCGATGCGACACCACCAGCGTTACATTGTTAATATCAGCCAATCAAGCCAACCTCCCTTACTCGTAAACTGCAGAAACCAATGAATTCACCAAACCGCAGATGGTTGCTGACATCCGGGTATCGGATATGTTTATCGCTTCGATGGAAAGCGCACCCCGCACGACATAGACGGTCGCAATCCCCAATTCCCAAATGTCATTATTACGGGTTAAAGCGGGAGGTGACGGAGTCGGCGCGGGAGTGCCTGTTAAAACTGCCAGCGTTATAGACCGCCCCACGTTACTCCATCGTAGGATTATCCTGTCAATGCGCGGGTTTACGCCGTCAGCGGTAGTAATAGGCAAATCCAAAGGCGCGGTATTGGCGTAATGGTAGCCGTTAATCCACGCCGTACCCGGCTGAACCAATATTTGCATCCCTCCGGCAACACCCACCCGTAAATTGTCGGCGTTCCTGTGAAATATGCCGTTGGATACCAAGTCACCGAAATAACTGGCAAAATCGGTCGCGTCATATACCCTGTCACCGCTGGATGAATTGAAAAATCCGCTTTTTTGCATTTCTTTCGCACCCCCTTATTGGTTGATTTTTTCATATATGGTAAGGAGCGGCTTGCCAAAAGTGGCACTGATGCTCATGCCGTCCCTGTCGTAATTTTCTTCAAGTTCGGTAATCCGTGCGGTTATTTCCATGCCCCACTGCTTTGCTACCACACGGACTTTACTGCCGATGTCGTAATCAATCTTGTATTTCAAGTTTCCGAATTGGTTAACCGTGGCATCGAAGGCTTCCACCAATGCCAATTCCGCTAACCGAGCCAAACCTCTGTACCTTAAAGCGTCCTCGTACCCCGTAGGGAAGTTTTCACGTTGTAAGTCACGGGCATCCACGAAAACTTCAAACCTCCATTCATTCCAGCCGCCGCCAACTTGTATGAAAGTGCGGTCTGCGCCTTCCCCTTCGCCGCCGATAAGTGCAAATGTGGCAAAATCTTTTATACTCACGGTGAAGGTTTGATTGATGATGTTTTCAAACTCCCGTGAAAACACGCCCGAAGCCTCCGCGCCGATGTAGGGTTTTATGATGAGGTTCGTGCCGCTTAACTCCGTTTTAATGCCCACATCCCCCGCCTCGCACAAGCCTTGCACTACATTCAATAAATTTCTGTAGGACACTTGGGTTTCGACGTTAACGCCAAGCACAGACGGTTGGTAGGAAAGGAAGGAAATGCGCCGAGCGGCTACTGTTGCCGTGTTGAGGATATTCCTTCCCAACAACTGACCGATTGCCACGCCTAAATCCCCGCGAAGCACCTCCGTTTCCAACACAATCCTCCGCGCAAGAAGCCCCGTGGCAAATTTACCCGACACTTCGATGATTTCCCTTTCAGCCATTGAGATTTCCGCAAACTCAATCAGCCCAACCTCGGTATCTCCGTCAGACTTACCCAAGAAATGGCCTATTTTAAGTAGATTCAGCGTGTTCGGCGTTGCCATCGCTTTCAGTTCATACCCGCCGCTGTGGTGATAACGCCGTGTCCAGCGGAGATACTCATATTCTTCAACCACGCCGATTAATTTTCTGTTTGTGTCGTATACCAATAAATCCACCAGTTACACCTCGTCATCATTTTTTTGAAAAAAGTCCTAATAAAAAATAGATGGTCAAATCCCCAAATACTGCGGTCGGTACAAAACCGTCACTTCCAATAAATCCATGAAGTCAGCGGCATCGTAGCGCAGAACATTCCGTCCGGCGGCAAGCTGTATGAACGTAGAGCCGACATCCAAAAACGGAAAAGCGTTTGTTACAACCGTCCCTAAAATGTTAATGACACGTTTTTCGGCAAAATGGGTATAAATGCGGTACTCTTCCCCGGCGGTCATGATGGCGTTTATGCGGATAAACTCCCCCGTGTCCACGTTCGTCAGTTCGGGAATGGAAAGCGTACCCGTTGCACGGAACACGATTTCACAGCCGCAGGGAACGTCACCAATGTTGTCGATTTCAATTATCTGGCTGGGCTGACGGATTCCCAATTCTATCCCCGGCGGCACGATTTCCAGCGGGAATGAAAAGTTACCCATCCATGAAGCCAGTTCCTCACGGATGGAATTTAACGCCTCGAAGAACGGTGAAGGACATAACAAGGACACAAAGAACGCCGGAGCGCGGGCTATGTTGCCCTGCGACACCCCGGCTTCCTCAACGATGCACGAAATTTGACGGTCACGGTATATCAGCGTCCCGCGCTGTTTCGGCGTAAATATCCGCAACAAGTGCCGCCTGTAGTCAAACGAACCTTCCACGGTCGGTGAGATAATCTGCCCTTCGATGGTGATGTTCCGCATATCCACGCTTGAGGAAATATAAAACGCACCGTCTTGTTCCGGTGCGCGAAAAGTGTTAATTGTCTGCCGTATACGCCCCACGCCGTCCAAGCGTCTGAGGAATAACGGTTTCATTTGCCGGAGGTTGACACTCGCGCCGTCTCCGTTTACATAGGTCAATTCCATTTCATGCCACACCTCCGAATATTATTGTGTTGTAGTAAGGCAACTTCTGAATTTCCAACTTTATCATGCAATGCCCAATGCCAACTTTCGGCTGGCATTACGGAATTCCCGTGCCGCTTCCTTCTCGCTGAGTGCCTTCGGTGAAGTGATGGATATGTTTTGTGTCACGTTACTGGAAGCGACAGCCCCAGCCGCATACGCGCCGTCAAACGCCCCGTTGAACGCACCTCGTACATTCGTATCGAGATTGAAGTCGGTGGGAATAGCGTCCTGCATATCCTTGGAAACCCTGTTCATCATATCCACGAAACCCACGCCAATCCCTGCACCCATGTCACGCCCGATTGCCGCGAACACCGTGGACGGGGAACGGATGCCCAAGAAGCCCGTAACCGCATTAACAACATTACCCACGGCGTTTTTCACGCTGTCGATTACATTTCCAACCATGCTTGTAATACCCGACACCAAGCCACGCATAAGGTTTGCCCCCGCCTCAATAATTGCACCCACGCCGGAGCCGATTGCGCCGACAATGCCCGTTATGATTTGTGGGATTGCTTTCACGATTTCGGCTATTATCTGCGGCAGATTTTTTACCAATGAAATCAGCAAATCCACACCCGCTTGGATTATTTCGGGTATCGAACCGACAATGCCGTTTACAAGGCTTGTGATTATTTCGGGAATCGCCGTGATAATCGTTGCGATGATTAGCGGCAAGTTTTGTATAAGCGAAGTCAGTAACTCAATCCCTGCCTGTATGATTTGCGGGATGGATTTCGTCAGCGCATCCAAAAGTGCCGCCAGTATCTTCGGTATCGCCGTAATAATCGTTGTGATAATCCGTGGCAGTTCTTGGATTAGCGCGGTCAGCAAGTCAATCCCCGCCTGTACAATCTGCGGGATGGAATCAATTAACGCTTTCACCAGTGCGGTCAAGATTTGTGGTATAGCCGTTACTATTTCCATTATTATTTGTGGCAAAGCATCAATCAGCGAAGTCAGCAAATCAATCCCAGCCTGTATGATTTGCGGGATTGACGATGTAATCGCATTCAACAACGCCGTCAAAATCTGCGGAATCGCCGCCACAATGGTTGTGATTATCTGCGGCAACGCTTGAATCAAAGCGGTCAGAAGTTTAATCCCCGCATCAACAAGCTGTGGTACTGCCCCGACAATCGCTGTGATTATGCTTTCGATTATCTGCGGAATCGCCGCCACAATCGTTGTGATTATTTTCGGCAAAGCGTCTACCAAAGCCGTCAGAAGTTTAATCCCGGCATCCACCAAAAGCGGCACAGCTTTTACGATTGCCCCAATTACGCTGTCGATGATTTGGGGGATAACAGCGACAATGGTTTCGATTATTTCGGGTATGCTATGCACCAACGCCGTAATCAGCCGAATCCCCGCATCCGCAAGCTGGGGAATCGCACCCACGATAAAATCCACCAACGCCGTCACTAACGCGGGTAACGCCGCAATCAGCCTCGGTACAGCCGCCAGAATCCCCTCGGCGAACCCAAGTACCAATTGAAGCGCGGCATCGAGGAGCATGGGTAAATTGTTAATCAAAGATTGAACGATGGTGGTTACGGCTTCCACTGCCGCAGGGATGAGTTCGGGCAGCGCTTTACCGATACCCCTTGCCAGCGTGTCGATTATTTTCACGGCAGCCTGCGCGATGTCGGGTAAAGCCTGTATTATTCCTTTTATCAACCCCAACAAAATCTCAAGCCCGGCTTCCACTAAAACGGGTAATGTTTCGAGAATGGCTTTGCCGAATTCGTCCAAAACCGTAACCGCGCTGTCGACAATCACATCGATGTTGCTTGATAAACCCTGCGCCAACGCCTTGATGAGATTTATGCCCAACTCTAAAACGGTGGGTATGAAGTTTTGGATTATACCCGCTATTTCTTTAAACACACCGTCAAAACTTCCGGCGAGTTCTTCAACCGAGCCTTCGCCTTTTATCAGTTTCACGAATGCGTCCGACAAAGAGGACACAGACGGGAGCATCTGCCCCATGACCTGCGCTTTCCATTCGTTGGCCATTTTACCGACTTCGATTTGCGTATTCGCCATAACCGTGTTTAACTGCTGCATTTTACCCGCATCGGTTTGGGCGAGGGCTTGATTCATTCCGCCTACCGATTCGGCAACAACTTCCATGAGTACGGCAGCCCGTTCCGATTCCGTGCCGAATTTCAATATTTCGGCTTGTGCTTCGGTAAAACCGTAGCCATACCGTGAAAGTGCGCCGACTTGCCCGTTCATGACTTTACCAAGCATGGTAGCGATGTTTACGGCGCTTTCTTGTGAAGCGTTCGCGCCGTACTGCTGCGCTACCATATCGTTCATGACGGGGATTAGGCTTTTCAGCGTATCCGTTTTTGTTAAGTATGTGGCCAATTCCTGTGCGCCGCCTTGTTGTGTGACAGCGGAAACGACACCCAACTGCTCCTGTGCTTTAGTCAGTTCTATTATGGATTTGATTTGGTCGTCGGAAGCGTCCATCGTATTCCGCATGACCGTTGACAGCTTCATTTGGTTTTCGGCGGCTGTCGTCGCCATCTTCGAACCTTCGGAAACGTAGTCTTTAACCGCCGCACCTATTTCTTTAACCATGTTGATAATTGCTTTTACCCCGGCTTTTATTGCATCCGCAGCGAGGTTTGCTTTTAGGACATCGCCGAAAATAGACGTTTTTTTGCCCGTATCGTCCATCTCTTTACCGAGGTTATCGGTTTCTTTGCCCGTTTCGCGCAATTCTTTTTCAGTATCGGTAAGCGAATCGCCGAGTTTATCGGTGCTTTTACCTGTACTATCCAGTTCTTTGCCTGTTGAATCGAGGGATTTCCCGAAACGGTCGGTTTCCTTGCCTACATCACCCAGACCCTTCCCGAATGTACCCGCACCTCGTCCCGCTTCGTCAAACCCTTTTCCGGCGGCGTCCAACTCCTTGTTGTTGGACGCCAGTTCACGTTCCATGCCGTTTAGTTCGGCTTGCGCCTTATTAAGCTGGATTTGCCAGTTTTGGGTACGCTTATCGTTTTCGCCGAATGAAGTGGAAGCGTTATCCAATGCCGATTTTAGGGTTTCGATTTTGGATTTTTGCTGTTCGATTTCCTTGTTTAATAACGAGTTTCGGGATGTTAATGCTTCGATGGATTTGTCGTTCTTATCGAATTGACTGGCAAGCAGTGTCATCTCCGAACCGAGGACTTTGAAGGATTGGTTTATTTCGTTCAAAACTTTTTTGAATTCGGCTTCACCGTCTATGCCGATTCTCATGCCAAAGTCGGATGCCATTTTTTACCTTCAACTCCTCTCTAAATGGGGATGATGTCATCAATGCTTGCCGCCTTGAACGGCTTTTCGATACCCAAAAACTGCTTATGACACGCCCATAAATCCAAAAACAACCCCAGCGGAGTTGTCCAGAATTGTTCGGCGGTCATTTGTAATTGCACCGTTGCGTAATAATACAGCCGGGTAAAAACTTCATTGTCGCTTACCCGGCTGTCTCGTTTTTTGCGCCACCCGGCGTGTCACCGTCAGATTCGCTGAGTACGTTCCGCGCCGTGCCTTTGAACATGGCCTGTGAAATGGCTTCTTTGTAGGATGCCATATCCAGCGGCGAAGTGAGCAACTCCACATCGTCCTCGGTCAGTAAATCCTTGGGAGTGTCCTTATTTTTCAAGTTGTAAATAAGGATGGGCTGGTTCGCCAAAAGCGTAATCAGCCAGACAATCTCCTCGATTGCCATTTCAAAATTCTCCGCTTGCATTAATTTGTCACCGAGGTTCTGCAAGCCGCCGTAGCGTCCGGCGATGGCCTTGGTCGCTTTCGTGGTGAGGATTAACTCGTAATCCTCACCACCAATGGTAATCATTGCGCTTCTGTCATTATCCAAGGTTATCCTCCCCGCCGTCTAAGGCTTCATCGTCATTGGGAAATGTATCATCCGCGCCGTCCAAAGCATCATCGGATACTTCTTCCACTCCGCCGTTGATTGATACATCGCCGCCGGATACCTTTTCATCACAACTGTTCAGCCTATCCTCGCCGCCTTCACCGTCA